CAAAAACACAGCTCGACAATTCTGTCAGTACGGCAGGAACGTCCAAGTCTAATCTTGACAGTGCTGTTTCAACTGCTAACACCGCAAAGACACAGTTACAGGGTGTCATTGATACTGCTGATCAGATCACGTCTGACCTTGAAGCTGCCACATCTGCCGGTAATACGGCAAAGTCAAATCTGGTCAGTGCAACCAACACTGCCAACACAGCGAAAACCAACCTTCAAAATGCTACAAGCACGGCAAACACCGCACGTACAAACCTGACTTCTGCCACAAGTACAGCGAACACGGCGAAAAGTAACCTTGAAACGGCAACGGCAGCGGCGAACACGGCAAAGACCAATGCTGAAACCGCAAAGACCAACCTTGATGCATCCATCACGGCAGCAGGAACGGCAAAGACACAGCTTGACAATTCTGTCAGTACGGCAGGAACGTCCAAGTCTAATCTTGACAGTGCTGTTTCAACTGCTAACACCGCAAAGACACAGTTACAGGGTGTCATTGATGACGCTGACCAAATGCGGACAGACCTTGCAGCAGATGTTCAGACTGCCAACACTGCAAGAACAAACCTTGAAAGTTCAACCGGAACTGCACAGGCCGTGTATCAGTCCTTGCAGGCGGAAAACGCTTCCGCAAAATCAAATATTCAGCAGCTGCAGGATGAAAATTTCAATTCACAGGAAATCTTATCAGGCGTGGAAGACCTACGGGCATACCTTGGATTGTATGATTCCGATTTAGTCGGCCTGCAGTGTGACTGGAAGAACAGCACCTTCACCAGACTGGCAGCGGCAAAAGGTCTGAATGCCGGATCTGACTTTGATCAATTCACACCGTTTGGCGGAAGAAAGCGCTGCAATCTGTCAGATGATGGAACGGTCCTTGCCTGGTATGGGGAAGACGGATACAAAGAAGACGGATCCAATGGACAGGTCATGGTTTACCAGCCGTCATTCTATTATCTAGTGGCACCGGTCGAATATGAAAAGGCGGATTCCGGTGTTGGGTATGTTCTGCGGAAAGCCAATTACTACATTTCCGCAAAACCGCGTGCCGGCTTTCGCCTGCATCCGGCATTTTACGATGCAAACGGCAACCAACTGGATCACATTTTCTATTCCGCATATCGTGGATCCATCTATGATACATCTGCCAGCGCATACCTGGCAGCGGATGAACAGGTCATGGACCAGGCGGCGGATCTGTTCTGCAGCATCGCCGGCGTCAAACCGGCATCTGGATATTCACAGGATCTGCAGTGGTCAAAGATTGAACAGATGACACAGAATCGTGGTTCCGGATGGCACAATGCGCTGGTTAAGTCGGAAGAAGCACAGAAACTGCTGATGCTGATCGAATACGGCGGACAGAACCTGCAGACAGCGATTGGAAAAGGCATTGTAGATATTCCATGGAGCGGTCTGGCATCCGATAACAACAGTTCCTATGCGGTCAACACCGGCGGCACGTCTTCCCTTGGCAATGCTTCCGGAAAGGCCACATCTTCCACACAGGTGATCAATGGACAGACGCTGACCAATACAGCGGAAGGCAAGGTTTCCGTGTCCTATCGTGGCGTGGAAGATCCGTGGGGTGATCTGTGGCTGAATGTTGGCGGCGTCAACATCTACGGCAACGGCAAGATGAACCGTGGACAGGCGTATATCTGCAAAGATTTCACCTTCAATCAGACAAAGATCACAGACAACTATGAACCGGTCGGATTCTACACTTCACCAACAGAGGGCTATATTTCCGCCTTTGGCTACAGCACAAACTATGACTGGCTGTTCATTCCGGCAGAAACGAAAGGCAATTCTTCTGTTCCGGTCGGTGATTATTTCTATGGAAATGAGAATCTGAACGGTAACAGAATCGTCCTTCAGGGCGGTGGTTGGGGCGATGGCTTGTATGCCGGCGCCTTCTATTGGATTCTGCGTAGCGGCGTGGGCGATCGGGGTCGTTATTGCGGCGGGCGCTTGGTGTATTACCCGACAGCCACCGCGGCATAAAAATGTAACTGTCAAAGGTCAGATAACGCTATATAAGATTTACGCTGAAAAAAAAAGGCGGTGATTGGAACGATGGCTTGAATGCCAGCACCTTCAATTGGAATCTGAATAACAGCGTAGGCAATCGGAATCGTAATTACAGCAGGCACTTAGTATATGGGTTACAAGGTTTTTTTTAGAAACTGTGCAAATTATCTGACCGTGGCTCTTGCCAAAACATCTAAGCACTGTCGGGACGGGAACAGACAGTCACCTGATCCGGGTTTCCGGGTCAGGTTATCCCGGTCTGTATTAGTAGGAGAAATTCGAAAGTTCAGGTAAACCCATACAAAAATAACAATGAAGCGCATCGGAAACTTATTTGACAAGGTCTGCGACATGGACAATCTGCGGAAAGCCCACCAGCACGCCAAACGCGGAAAGGGCTGGTACAAAGAAGTGAAGCAGATCGACAAGGATCCGGACACGTATCTGAAACAGATTCAGGAAATGTTCCGGAATCATACCTATCACACATCAGAATATGAAGTCTTTTACAAGACGGAAGGCAAGAAGGAAAGGAAGATATACAAACTGCCGTATTTCCCGGACAGAATCGCACAGTGGGCAATCATTCAGGTGATCGAACCGTATCTGGTCAAGAACCTAATTGCCGACACATACAGTGCCATACCAAAGCGCGGGATCCACAAGGGCCTTCACAAATTGGAACACTGCCTGCAGACGGATCCGGACGGCTGCATGTACTGCCTGAAGATTGACGCCCGGCACTACTACCAGAACATCAACCACGAAATCCTGAAGGCAAAGTACAGACGCCTGTTCAAGGACAAGGACCTGCTGTACCTGCTGGATGAAATCATTGACAGCATCAACACGATTGATGAAGAAGACATTTGTGAAATCTGGCTGGCAGGCCGGGACTATGATCCGGAAACGGGCATCCCAATCGGGAACTACCTGTCACAGTACAGCGGCAACTTCTACTTTTCAGCGTTTGATCACTGGATCAAGGAAGATCAGAAAGTGAAATACTATTTCCGGTACATGGATGACATTGTAATCATGTCTGACAGCAAAGAAAAACTTCACCAGATGCGGAAAGACATTGACGATTACTTCCGGGTGAACATGAAGCTGAGAGTGAAGAAGAACTGGCAGATCTTCCCAACATTCGTCCGTGGCGTGGACTTCCTTGGATACAGAGCATTCAAGGACTACACACTTCTGCGGAAATCGGTCTGCACTGATTACAAGCACAAGATGGTCCGGATCTATAACAAATGCAGTTCCGGAAAGATGATGAATTATTCTGAATGGTGTTCAGTAAATTCATACAGCGGATGGCTGAAGCATGCAGACACCTTCCGCCTGGCAAAGAAGTATTCGGTTCCATTACAGCGTTTCATTGATCAGTATTATGAAAGGGTTATCAGCCCGGAAAGGAAAACAGCATGAAAGATTATGGAAGGGTACAGTCCACAGTGAAGCCGCCGGAAGTAGACGTCCGGGAAACAAAGGTGTTCGTGGCATCCAACATTAAGGACGTGACCACACCGGAAACAGACGGACAGCCCGGATTCACCGGGTATGAATACGATCTGAAAGAATACGAAAAGGATGAATACATCCACATGCTTCATGAGAAAACCAGCCAGCTGGAAGATGAAGCAACGAATCTTCAGATCGCGCTGTGTGATGTCTATGAACAGATGTCTTAAAAGAAGGGAGAATGAACCATGCCTGCAGTATACGCTGATTTGATCATGAAGGGTATCAAGACAATTGATCAGGTGCCGGAAAAGATCCGGGACAAAGTGAAAAAGATTTTGATTGATCGTGGATATAAGGAATTAACTGAACAGGGGTGATTCCAATGAGCGAGACAAAAATTACCATGAGCGCCGATGTGCAGACGATGATCAACCTGTTCTATCCGGTTGGAATAATCGTAGAATTCAGCAATGATACGAATCCGAACGACATTTACCCGTGGCAGACGTGGAAGCAGGATACATCCGGACGGGTACTAATATCATCATCGGCAAGCCATGCGCTTGGCAGTATGGGCGGCGAAGAGACACACGTACTAACTGTGAGTCAGATGCCGGGTCATACTCATAGTTTTACTCCATCCGGCAGTATCGGGAGTGCAGGGGCGCATACGCATACATATTCCGGCACAACATCAAATTCCGGTGCGCATACACATCCAGTTACAGCGCACTACGATCTTAACGCAGTGAAAAAAATAAGCAGCGGGGATCACCCGCTGTTTGCACAAAATGGTGGAACATCTGGAACAAGTAGCGCTTTTGGAACTGCTGAAGCGGGTGCACATACGCATACATTTTCCGGCACAACCTCAAATAGTGGAGGCCACAATCATACATTTATTGGCACGGCAGGAACAACTGGTACAAGTGGAAGCGGGAATGCACATAATAATATGCAGCCATATGAGACTGTGGCGCGGTGGATACGCACAGCTTAAAGGAGGATACTAATGCCACAGATTACTCCAGAGGCGCTGGTCCCGATCTGCTCATTGCTTTCAGCGGTAGGGGTCAAGCTGATTGACGTCCTGCATGACAAAATGAAGGAAAAAAGGCAAAAAAAGTCCGGAGAGATGACCATGTCAGAGAAACTGGACAAGATAATCAGTGACCAAAATGAGATGAAACATCACATGGATCTGTCGGATCAGGTGGTCCTGGCTACAGCCAGAGACAGGATCTATTATCTTAGCCGGAAATATACAGAAGAGCAACACTTTGATCCACATGATCTTGAAGATTTGCGGTCACTGTATGAGCCATATAGCAAAGCTGGTGGAAATGGACTTGCAAAAGACTTTTTTGACGCATACAAAGAAGCATTTATTGAGTACCATAAGAATCATGAGTAAACAACAACAAAAAAGGAGAAAAACATGAAGACAGTATTTACTAATTCATGGTGGCGCGCGGCCGGGATCCGCGCAATCAAAACTATGGCACAAACGGCAGCCGCGACAATTGGCACCGCTGCGGTGTTGTCTTCGGTCGACTGGCGTATGGTTGTATCTGCATCTATTTTAGCCGGGGTGCTTTCACTATTAACCTCAGTGGCAGGACTTCCGGAGGTGGATGATGAAAAAACTGAGTGAAATTTTCGGCACGATCATCGGGCTGTTTTGCCTATGGAAATTCGTAGATGATATTTATGATCAAGATATGGAGCGGAAAGATGGCTGATACAGATAAAATCTGGAAATATTTGACCGATCATGGATGCACGGAGGCCGGTGCCGCCGGGCTGATGGGGAACCTGCAGCATGAATCCGGCATGATCCCCAACCGTGTAGAAATCCTGTGCCTGAAGCGGCTGAAGGAGCACGGAAAGACATACACGGATGCAACCTATACTGCGGCTGTGGATGCTGGCACGATTTCCGAAGCTGAATTTCTGCATCCCCTTCCTGGTAAACAATACGGGTATGGATTGGCGCAATGGACTACTCCGGCGCGGAAGGAGTCGTTGTATCTGGCGGCCAAAAACCACAGGGTTTCAATCGGCGATATTGATATGCAGCTTGAGTTTCTGGTTTCTGAATTGAAAATCAGTTTTGCCAGCGTATGGGAAACACTTACCACAACCGATAATGTTCAGGCGGCATCGGATGCGGTGCTGCTGCATTTTGAATGCCCGGCAAATGCGGCGAGTATGTCGGTCGCGCGTGCTAATACAGGGTACGCGATCTATGCAAAATATCATCAGGTAAAGGAGGCGAAAAAAGTGAATTACTACAGGGATACGATTATCAGCCAGGCGCGCGCGTGGATCGGACGCAGAGAAGTCGATGGAGGCCATCAGAGAATTATAGATATTTACAATGCGCATAAACCGCTGGCCCGCGGATATGCCGTGCAGTACACTGATAGTTGGTGTGCCGCATTTGTTTCCGCCGTAGCGATCAAATGCGGGTATACGGCGATCATACCTACAGAGTGCGGCTGCCCGGAGATGATCGAGAAATTCAAACTGCTCGGTGAGTGGGTGGAAGATGATAACTACACACCGAAAGCCGGGGATGTGATTTTCTTTGACTGGCAGGATACCGGAGTAGGAGATGATGTCGGAACGGCCGATCACGTAGGTTTTGTGGAAACAGTTTCCAGTGGAATTATTACCACCATTGAAGGGAACAAATCCGACTCTGTGAGCCGCCGGAAAATCGCCGTAGGCGCGCGCTACATCCGGGGCTATGGCGTTCCGAAGTACACAGCGGGTAAATCCACAAATGCCGAAAATACGGCTTCTGGCGGCCTGAGCATGAAGCCAAAGTGGGTCGGCGAGGTCACCGCGCAGTCGCTGAATGTCCGCACGTGGGCAGGAACGGAGTATCCTAATATCAAATCATACCCGGAACTGGCAATTACTAATCTGGTTGATGTCTGCGACACCGTGAAGGCGGCTGATGGATCCGACTGGTACTACATCCGGATCGCAGGAAAATATTATGGTTTTGTTTCCGCGAAGTACATCAAGAAAAAGTAACTCATTAACTTCCCGAAATACACTTGATACTAAATATTGCACTGGGCGTCCTGCGGGATGCCCTTTATTTTTTTGCATTTTTTGAAAAAAACTGCAATTCCCTATTGACAACACTACTGTATCGTAGTAATATATAATCAGAAAGAGGAAATAAAGAAACACAAAAACAAGGAGGAAAAACAAATGAAAGGCACGGAGAAACAGGTAAGATGGGCAGAGGAAATCAAAAAAGAATATGTCGAGGCAGTTGAGTTATTCAAAGCTACTTTTACAGATAAAGGTAGTGAATTTAAGCCCGGAGATGAGGGAAAAATATATCCGGTGATTGATAAAGCATTGGAGAAACTTGAAGATTGCGAGGCTGGCAAACTTATAGACATCAGATACGATATTGACAAAATCTGGGATGGAAGGGCAGACCAAGCCCACGATGCAAAAGATCTTGCAACCGGAACTATTCATCATGTACCAGCAATGGTATTTGACATGAAAGGGTTCCAGATCTCTGTAGCAAGGGCTACAGCGATGATCAATAGTTTTTGAAATGGAGGCAAAACAATGTCACTGATCAGCCTGGCAGAGTATGCTAAAAAGCATGGGCGAGATCCTGCAACATGCCGGCAGATGGCAATTCGGGGCGGCTTCCAAACCGCCCGGAAGATCGGCCGGAACTGGGTGATAGACTCAGAGGAGCCGTACCCGGACCGAAGAAGAAAAGCAGATGTCACGGCAGATGTCACGGCATCTGAAAAGTCCTATTTTGTACTGAATACAATTAAAATATGAAAAAATTACATTTTTATATTGACAATACGAATATGCCGTACTATACTAAATTCAGATACGAAAATTACGTATTTAGAAAGGAGGGAAACGACAAATTGGAAAAAATCAAGATTAATCTTTCTGCAGTTCGGGTAAATAGCGGAATGGATCAGAAAGAATGGGCAAAGGCTATCGGGGTTTCCCAGTTTACCATAAGCAACTGGGAAACAGGTAAAACACATCCAGATGCCGTACAGCTCAGAAAAATGTCGGAGCTTTCAGGCATTCCGATGGATTTTATTTTTGTGCCCGAATGATACGAAAAAATCGTATTTTGATGGGCAGAGAAGCATGAAGGAGGGAAACCATGGAAGACAAACAAAAAATTCTCGACCTGCTGTTGCCGACGTTACAGGCGACACGCGAAAACGCAGATCTCAAAGAGCTCACGTACAAGGCACAAAATGATAATGAATTTGTTGTCTGCAAATTCAAATCCGGGTTTGAGCTATTTGTCAATGTAACGATTGATAGTGGAATGGCAATGATCCGAGATGTCATTCGTCATTTGTGAAACGAAAAATGAAGCTCCTCACCGCTGGCACGGATCGGAGCTAGAGAAATAAACATTCAGAGGTATTATACCATGAAAAAAGATCTAAAGGAACTTATTTTCGGGGACGGGGTTAATAAGATCCGTATCCCGGAACTGTCGAAGGTAACAGGGATCCCGGCAAGCACCCTGTATACATACAGGAACAAACCGGAAAACATCCGGCTGGATGACCTTGCATTGATCTGCAAGGCGAAAGGGAAGGACATTTACAAATGGCTAGGAGAATAATTTCATTGTTTGGTATCTGCTCCGGACTGTTTTTCATCGTGATCGGCGCAAACGAAGCCGATTACGTAACTGAAATAGGGCAGATTGGATACAGGTGGTTGCAGTATCTGCTGACAGGTATGGTACTGGTACTTGTGGGAGCAATTGGATATTTAGGATGGAGAAAATGAACGAAAAGCAAAAACAAATTATTGTGAACAGCTTGCGCACGATAATTAGCGCACTGGAGCTGACGGATCCGGGATCGGAACCAGTAATAGAGCCAAAGATTATTGGGCAGGAAGAACCCGTAGAGCCGGATCCGAATGTTGCAGAACCGCAGCAGGAGCCAGAAACCGCTGCACAAAAACAAACGCAGCAGATCAATCTTCCGGATGAAACAAAAACCGTAAGATCGAAACACTATAGCGTGACACGTAAAATATTTAGAACAGAACATAAACACGACATGTACATATCCGGGAATGAAAATATCAGATCATTGAATGTTGTATTTGAGCCGAAATTCATAAATAAAGCGGGATTATTCGGCCAGAGAGTAATAGTTGATATTGTGAACAGCCAAATGCTGACGCTTAAATTTTCAAAATCCGGCTACAAGATTGCCGACAAGGCAAACACAAAAAACGGAGGAGCAAGGCTGACAATCAACGATAAAAGTTATTTTAACCGGTTCAATAACTTCGGCTTCATCCCTTCGGAATTTGAAGCGGAAAAGATAGCTGATAAAGGAATATGGATTTTAACAAAAGTGGAGGAAAACGAATGATTACCATCGAAAACACGAACAATGAAGCATCCGATTATACGGAGCTGAAAACAAAAGTTGACATCCTGCACCGGTTCATGGATGCAGATTTAACAGACAGATATATGGACAAGGAAACGATTTATAAAATTTTCGGCTGGGATGGAGTGCCGGAAGCGTATGAGTGCAATGAAAACTGATGACATAGTTCCGGACGACATGAGCCGGAAGGAACTGGTCGATCTGGCCTATAAACTGCTGGATGAAATAAATGACCAGCAGGAAAAAATAAGGGATTTACAGGATGAACTTGAGGAACGGCATGACGAAATGCTGTTCCGGCTGAAATATCCGTACTAAGGAGAGGAAAGCGTGAAGCATTTTAGGCTATTGAGAGCCGATGAAATAGAGTGCAGGGTCAGTACAGTGAAAAAGAACGGGTGTTCACTGCTGCTATATAAAGACGCCCGATGTGATCAGAATATTCTTGATGAAACATTCGGAATATTCGGATGGGAAAGATCACACCAGCTGATAGGTGACCGGCTGTACTGCACGGTATCTGTAAGAAACCCGGATACTGGGGAATGGATCAGAAAACAGGATGTAGGAACGGAGTCCTACACGGAAAAAGAAAAGGGGCAGGCGTCCGACAGCTTCAAGAGAGCGTGTTTCAATCTGGGTATTTAATCAATGCCTATACAATTCTTTCCTGTTGCCACAGGGGTACTTGCATGACAAAAAAATAGGTAAGTGCTAACGGGGGATGCTGAGACGCAAATCCCGTGGGAAGCAAACAATATCCATTCATAGCAGAAAGGAGAGAAAATGAAAGAGTTTAGAAAGCTCAAGTCGCTCAAATTTCTGTATGAAATAAATGAGGACGGAGTTCTTAGGAACGTAAAGTCAAAAAAAGTCATAAATGGATACACTGAAAAGAACGGGTATCAAAGGGTGAAAATAGAAAATAAATGCTTAGGCGGAGTTGTAAGAACATCAATACATCGGCTTGTTGCAGAAGCATTTGTCCCGAACCCAGACCCAGAGAAGTTTACAGAAGTGAACCATTTAGACACAGACAAACAAAATAATAGCGCATCAAATTTAGAATGGACAGACCATTCTGGAAATATGAAACATGCGTATGCTCATGGAATCAATGTTGAACCGATTATCAAATACAGAGAAAAAGAAAAGAAACGTATCTGGAACGGAAACGAAGAATTTGAGAGCATTTCAGCCGCAGGTCAATGGCTTGCAGAAAACGGGCGTTGCATGAATCAAAAATCAGGAATCGCAGGAATAAGTGCTGTGATACACGGGAGAAGAAAAAGTTTTGGTGGCTATGAATGGAAAATGGTTTGAACCTGTATCGACTATCCCGAAAGGGAGTAGGGCATCTATTGGCACGATGTTCGAAATGGATTGGTCGCAATGCGATTAAGATATAGTCAGTTCATATGCGAAGACAAGCATGTGAGTAAACGATTGGTAGGGAGCTGTATACATCCCCGTTCATCTGGATCGGCACGGACGGTTGCACGATCAAAGAGGTGAACGGAAGGTTCACAACCTATGATCATTTCAGCGTTTCCAACATCGAATATGAAAATGACAGGGTCAGTTATCTGACCATTATCAATAATTCGATGGGGAATAAACAGGTGTATTCATTCGGCAGCGCTAATGTGAAGCTAGACGAGAACAAAATTAAAGCCCTGCGGATGCAGATCGAGGCCGCCGGAGTACACGAAGAAAGCATAACCCAGAGGTACAAAGTAAAGGAGCTGAATGAACTGACATTTGAACAGTGGAATAAGGTAATGTCAGTTCTCCAGAAACAGATTGATGAGGGGAAAAATAGTTGATGTGTACGGCAAGCGGATAACCGTTGAGGTTGACCAGCTGCCGCCGGAGCTTCCGGAATGCGAAGCAGATATCGAGATCAAAAAACACCGGGAGCACAGGTCACTGGATGCTAATGCATATTTCCATGTTCTGGTCGGAAAGCTGGCCGATGCGGTGAGGATATCGAAGCCGCGATGCAAGAACCTGATGATAGGAAGATACGGCCAGCCGTTCCTGCTGGATGACAAACCGGCGGTGATCAAGACTAATATCCCGGTAGATAAGATGATGGAAAATGAAACCATCCATTGTATGCCGTGCAAGGTTAAAGAAGAAAACGGCTCAGAGATCACATTCTATACAGTGATGCGCGGGTCATCGACCTATGACACGAAGGAAATGTCAATCCTGATCGATGGTGTTGTGCAGGAATGCAAACAGCTGAAAATCGAAACCCTGACGCCGCGAGAATTACAGGAGATGAAACAGGCATGGCATCCAAAAGCATAATGAGCAACGAAAAAGAGTGTTTCATGTGCCACCAAACTGAAAACCTAGAGCGGCACCACATCTTTTTCGGAACTGCCAATAGGAAATTATCAGAGCAGGATGGCTGCTGGTGCTACCTGTGCCCGGAACACCACAATGCATCAAAACACAGTGTGCATTACAACCGAAAATACGACCTGTATCTGAAGGAAGAATGTGAGCGCCGCTGGATGGAAAAGTATCAGAAGACTGAAGAGGATTTTATAGAAAGGTACGGAAAAAGCTATTTATGAACAGCAGGAACAAGGGCAAGCGCGGCGAACTCGAGTTATCACACGTACTTCAAGGGTATGGCTACGATGTGAAGCGGGGCCACCAGACGAATGGTGCGCTGGGAGAAGCCGATTGTGAAGGGCTTCCTGGGATCCATATCGAATGCAAAAGGGTAGAAAACCTGAATATCTACAAGGCCATGCATCAGAGTGAAAGTGATGCAATCGCCGAGAGTTCACGGAAGGGTGAAACCCTTGTCCCGGCTGTGTTCCACCGTAAGAACAATGAGGAATGGCTGATAACTATGAGTTTGAAGGATTTCCTGGAGAAATTTTACGAAGAGGGAGGTGAGGCAGATGAATGACGGAATGTTCTTGTTTAAGAGTTTCGCTGACACGTTAAGACAGATGAACGATAAAGACAGGCTTGAAGCCATGGACGCAATAATTACATATGGAGTATATGGAGAAAACCCTAAGCTTGCTGATGGAAGTATTGCCAGTATGTTTTTTACAATGGCGAAACCGGTTATAGACGCTAACAATAAGCAGCGTTCAAGCGGAAGCAAAGGCGGAACTAATGAAAGCAGTAAGCACCCTTCCACAAATCCCGCAAGCACCCTTCCGAAAAATTCAGAAGCTACCTTACAGGAAAGCAGTAAGCACCCTTCCACAAATCCCGCAAGCGATAATATCTATGACAAGGACAAGGATATAGATAAAGACAAGGATAAAGACAAGGATAAAGACAAGGATAAAGACAAGGACAAGGATAAAGATATTAAAAAGAGTGTAGGTGTCGCGCGTACGCGCTTCACACCTCCCACCGTTGACCAAGTCGCTGGTTATTGCCATGAACGGGGAAACAATGTTGACGCAAACCGCTTTGTAGACTTCTACGCCTCCAAAGGCTGGAAAGTCGGCAGCAGCCCCATGAAGGACTGGAAGGCCGCCGTGCGTACATGGGAGAGGGAAGATAACCGGTACAGCAGCAGAGCTGCGCCGAGTGATGACCCTGTAGGTGATATGCTGCTGCGCATGATGCGGGATGGTGACGGATGACAAAACAGGAAGCATCAAAGATTATTTTCACCATGCGGGCTACATATCCCGGTACGTACAAGAATATGCCGGCAGCGCTGGTTGAAGAACAGGTACAGGTATGGGCGGCTGTGTTTGCAGATGTGCCATACAGCACCATATCCGCCGCACTGATGGCATACATCCGGGGAGCGGATAGCAGTTTTCCGCCGCAGCCATCGGATATCAACCGGCTGATCGTGGTAGAAACCAGCGCGCAGAAGCAGACACCGCTGGAAGCATGGGCGAAAGTGTATAAGGCTATATGCAATTCCGGGTACAATTCAGAAACCGAGTTTGCAAAGCTGGATCCGCTTTCACAGCGGGCAATTGGTACAGCCGCAAATTTGCGCGAAATGAGCCAGATGCCGATTGAAACAGTCGAGAGTGTGGAGCAGTCGCACTTCATCCGGGCATACCAACAGTTAGTTGAACGATCAGAGCGGGAATCGCTGATACCGGAACCGATGCGGCAAGCGATAAAGATTGAAACGAGCGATAGAAAGGAGCTAACAGGTGAATAAGTTTATCGGGATTGGAAGGCTGACACGTGATCCTGATGTTAGGTACACACAGGGCGAAAACAGCATGTGTGTTGCCAGATATACACTGGCCATAGACAGGCACGTAAAGCGTGACCAGAACCAGCAGACAGCAGATTTTATCAGCTGCCTTGCATTCGGCAAAAACGGAGAGTTCGCTGAAAAATATCTCCACAAGGGAATGAAGATAGCCGTGACTGGTCGGATTCAGACTGGCAGCTACACAAACAGGGAAGGCCAGAAGGTATATACAACCGATATAGTGGTTGAGGATCAGGAATTTGCAGAAAGCAAATCCGCACAGCAGACAGGCGGAGTACCGCAGCAGAAAAACGGGCAGCCGGATGACATAGCCGATGAGGGCGGCTTTATGGACATTCCGGACAGCCTGGACGAGGATCTGCCGTTTCACTGATTTAGTTAACAAGAGAAGCATAAACACATAAAAAACAGGGAGGAAAAAGACTATGGCAAAGATTATGAAGGTAAAAATCACATTCGTTGAAGAGGTTCTTGGGTCCAGCCCAAACAATGAGGAAATCATGGCAGATTATATCGCATCGAAGGCTCCGGACGCGATGAAAAAAGCGGAGGAAATCGAAAATGTAGGTGTTGAAGGCCTGCTTGAGCGCGATATGACCGTATTCCCGCGGGACGAGCACGATAATCCGTTCGTTTATGATTACATGATCAAGGGTATGCTGAAGGACTCAATCGGTTTCCTGCGTAAGATCCCGAAATCGGAATCAAGCAAGATAAAGGCATATAAGAAAGCTGTCGACGGCCTGATTTTTATCAAAGAGCGCCGGATCCCGTTCCAGAGCAATTCGGGATACATAACAATCGGGGACTGCCAGCGGCCGCTGAGAGCATCAACGGCGCAGGGAGAGCGTGTAACGTTGGTGATGAGCGAAACTATCCCGGCAGGATGCTTCATCAAACCGACTATAGAAATTTTGGATGACAGCCTGCTGCCGATCGTGCGGGAATGCCTGAACTATGGGAAACTTCACGGTTTCGGTCAGTGGCGAAATTCGGGTAAAGGCAGATTTACATGGGAGGAAATATCGTGCAATGATGCAGAAATAAATGATCTGCTGAAATGATATGGAATGGTGAAGTAGTGGAAAGGAAATGATTAGCTCAGGCATAGCTATGAGTAGCACGGCGAAGGCATAGCGTGGAAAGGCGTTGCACAGGCAAAGGCGAGATTTGCGAAGAAATGGAAATGCCAGGAAGAGATTGCTCCGGCAAAGCGAAGACATGGCGAGATGAGATATGCACAGGCAAAGCCTAGAATTGATCTGCATAGGCAATGGATGGCAATAGAGAGAGTTGCGGTGGAACCGCTATGAAAAGAAATGAACTGGAGCGGAACCGCTATGAAAAGATAGGCGTTGGCAGCGAGAGCGGTGAGAGGAACTGCTGGTGAATGGCGTGGAGCGGTGAAGTGAACTGGAAATGAGTTGAACAGCATAGGCGGAGAGGAGGCTTGCGAATAACCGGTTTGAAATGATAGCGAAGGAGTCACACCGAATAGAATTGTATCGGCAAAGAAGTGAATCGCGTTGGAATAGAATAGTGAAGAAATGAGCTGCTATGGCATTGCGATGCGTTGAGGTGATAAGACAAGGAATAGCGATGCATAGCAGTGACATGATTAGGAGTTGACGCGAAAGGCAATGGAATAGAGTGGCTGAGAAATGCGAAGGGAAGGAGAACGTGATGCAGGAGGATACATGTGAATTATGCTACGAATATGATTTGGGTTGCAAGGCGGGGAAAATGAACCATAAACATTGCCGAGGCTGTCCTCACTTAGATTTCAGCGAGATGTCTGATGAAATGTACTGCAAACTAAAAGACTACGAATTGATACGGCTGAGATGGCACAAGCAAAGACCGGATTGGTGTCCGCTTGTCACAGGAGCGGAAAGGCGGGAAGAATGAACAGTCAACAAGCAATAAATTTGCTAAATGGTTTAGAACAAAGACTTGATGATTATTGTGAATTGAATAACGAAGGAAAAGCCGCTTTTCGTATGGCTATAACAGCACTTGAATTGTTCGGAAATGCCGAACAGTTGCCGTCCGCACAGCCAGAAGTAAAGGAAATAGGATATGCAGAATGTGCGAATAAACCGATAGGGGAGGATGAACAGGATGACTGAATTGAAACCTTGCCCGTTCTGCGGGGTAATGCCTCATATCTACTGGGAAGCATGGAAGGACATCTCCCCGGATGCGGGGGTGTGGAAACTGGAAGCAAATCACAAGGACAGTTGCTATATTACGCATATCAACGGGACGAACATCAGCGGGCGGTCGAGTGCGAGAAGATTGAGCCAACTTGTTGAGTGGTGGAATCACAGAGAGGAGACAGAATGAGATTTGTGTATGGCTTTATTGCATTATTCTTGTGGGCGATTGTGTGTACAGCTGTTTTGAAAGACAACGCATCAGCAATATCCGTAGAGATGCAACTGCTAACTACAGCGATTGTTGTGGCAGGAGCAATGGCGGGTGGCGATGGGAAGTGACATGCAAAAGGAGGAACAGGATGAGCGATACAATCAGCAGACAGGCGGCGATAGATGCGCTCCATATGCACTTAATGTACCGCATGGGAACGGATAGCAACAAAAAACGGCTTGATGAATGGATCAATAATCTGCCGTCAGTACAGCCAGAAATCATACGGTGCAAGGATTGCATATACTACGATCCGCCACACGTTAAAAATAATGGCGTGCGCTATGAATACGATGAAATGCCAGCAGATGCTTTCGATGCATTGGGAACAGGGCTTGTAAACGCAGAATATGGAATCAATATCGGTGGAAGATGCTGCGTAGACTATTATTGCAAGAATTATTCTGATGATAAACGGGTATTCGTGCGTGAGGATAATTATTGTGGCAGAGCGGAAAGGAGAACCGAT